AACATCGTGGCAAAGCAGATTCTCTCCATCAACAAATTCGCGCAGCAGGAATCGATGTCGTTTGAGGACCAGGTCGTCGCCGGCCGCGGGCTCTTCAAAATCTCCATGGACTTCAATCGCGATCTTCGCGGCATTCCGAAGATCGTCTCCAAAGATTACCACGAGGTGTTTTTCGCCTCGCACCGGCAGCCAGACTTATCCGACTGCGAAGGCCTCGCCGCGATGACGCGCATGACCAAAGCGCAGATAGAGGCGCGTTGGCCGGATAAGGCCGACGAAATTCGCGAGAACTATAACGACTTCGTCGAGTACCTGAAGGAATCGAAGGTCCCGCACACCACCTATCTCGGCGACCAGTACCGAATGTCGCAGAACGCAGTGGTGCTCGCCGGAACGGATTTCATGTGGGTCGACGTCGCGCGGAAGGAATACATCGTGGTCACGCTCGAGCGCCGCGTGTATCTGCCGGCCGCGGCTGCGGTGAACATCGAGGATGACTTCTACCAGAACACCTTCGGATGGAAGGCTGCCGACGTGAAGCGCATCCGCACCATCCCCGGCTTTCAGGTCATCGAGAGATACGAGCCAAAGATCAGAATCACTACTATCGCAGGCAACGTGCTGCTGTCCGACGAGTACCCTTCGGACAGCGCCCTCGACGATTACAGTTTCGTCGTCGCGTACGCGAAGAAGCGCGGCGATAAGTGGTGGGGCAAGGTAAAGCCTCTCATTGATCCGCAGCGCGAGATCAACAAGCGCCACTCGCAGGTCATCGACATCGTGAACAAGATGGCGAGCTACGGGTACTTTATCGACGGGAGCACCTTCCCGCACGCGCAGGCGAAGCAGCAGTTCCAGGAAAACTCCATGCGCGCCGGCTTCGTCACTGAAGTCTCGAACACGGAGCGGCCGCCGCGGCCAACCGAAGGCGTGAAATTCCCCGACGAGCTCGTAAAGCTCATCGCGCTCGAGGACGACCACATCGACAAGTCGATGAACGTCGACATCCAGGACGTGGGCGCGAACACCTCCGGCGAGGCGATTCAGCAGCGGTTGAAGCAACTGATGGCCGGCAACAATTTTCTGTTCGACAACATGAGCTTTGCGAAGCAGAAAATTGGGATGCTGCTCATTCGGCTGATCCGGCGCTACTACACGCCGCAGCGGATTTTCGAATGCATTATGGGACAGGACCCGCAGAACAAGATGATGATCGGTGGGCAGCCGCCGGAGCAGTGGACCCAAGAGGGCATCGAGGATCTGTTCGCTGACGAGGACCTCGAGGACTACGAGGTCACGGCAACCGAATCGCAGTGGACCCCGACGATGCGCGCGCTCACGTTCTTTGTTCTCTCGGAGCTCGCGTCGAAAGGAATGCAGATCGATCCCACTCTTCTCATCGAGGCAAGCGAGCTCCCGGCCGCAAAGAAACAGGCGGCGATTCAATCGATTCAGCAAGCAAACGCAGCGCAAGGGGCGCAGGTGCAGCAGAACCAGGCGACAGAGATCGGGAAAACGTTACTCGGCCAAGGGCTCATCACGCCGCAGATTCAGCAGATGGCAGGAGGACCGATCACTCCGATTCAGAGCGCGATGGGACAGCAGCAGGCGCAGCTACCGGCGCCGGCGCAAAATGGAGCAGCACCCGCAGTCGCGGACGAATCGCAGCTCCAGTAACAGATATCGGACCAAGGACCAGAGAACCCGGCACCGAGCGAGAGCTCGGAACGGACTGGCCTGGCCAATAAACGAGGGATGAGACATGGCAGACGAAAACAAAGGGACCGCAGCGACGGCCGAGACGCCGGCGCCGAAAGCACCACCGACCGATCCGATCCACCTCTCCGACGAGGAGCTCGAGGCCGACGACGGCGACGAAGCTCCGGGCGGCGAAGAGGGCGAGGGCGAAGCCGAGGGTGAGGAGGGCGAGGGCGACGAGGGCACCGACGAAGAGGTCGATCCGGAAGAGGAACCAGGCGACGAGACCGAAGACGACGACGATGACGACGACGGCAGCGGCGGCCAGGAGCAGGATGCTCCGAAGCCAGAGCCGAAGCCAGAGTCCGCGCCGGCCGCTCCGTCAGCCGAGCAAACTCCGGAGCAGAAAAAAGCAATTCAAATCGAAAAGGAGAACGCGCCCAATCGCGCGATCACTGAAGCTACGACGAAGATCGCCGAGCTCGATAAGATCCAGCGGCAATTGTCCGAGGGATTGAAGGAGCTCGCGCAGGAGGACCCCGAAGCACTCTACGACCGCAAGGAACAACTGAAGCAGGTCGCAGCGAGCAAGGAGCAACTCCAGCGGTTCGCGCGCGCACGAAAGCGCGAGATCGTGGTCGACAGGCACATCGAGAACTACCCCGAGATAAACGAAGACCTCGAGGAAATCTTGCGAGAAGAGGGGCACGACGCGCACACGATCGCTGTGTTCATGAGCGATCCGTACGCTGCGGAGTCGACGACCACTCTGATCCAGATGGGCAAGAGGGCCAAGGAGCGCCGGCGGCTGAAAACTCTCGAGCGAGAGAATCAGTCACTCCGTGCGCAGCTCAAGGGGCGCTCGACGAAGAGCGTGCTGAAAAAGGTGGACAAGGTGCTGCGGCAGAATCCGACGATTCCTGCGCAGCGCGTGCGTCCAGCGAAGCAGCGCGAGCGAAATGTCGACCCGTCAAAGCTCAGCGACGACGATCTCGAGAGGACGTTCCCTACTAAGCAGAAGGGACCTAATTCATGGCTAAATCCAGGGTAGAAACCACCGACGCGCTTCGGCAGCTCAAGTACGAGGAGAAGCTCTTCCGGGACACTCCGAAGAAGAGCTACTTCCCGCAGTGGTTCGGCGAGGGCACGAACGCAATCATTCAGGTGAAGCGCCAGCTCGAGAAAGGGCCGGGCGACAAGATCACCTTCGGGTTGCGTAAGCGGCTCGCCGGCGCCGGCGTTACGTCACGGCAGCCTCTCGTCGGAAACGAGGAGAAGCTCCAGACGTACGACTTCGACGTCGAGCTCGAGGAGTACGCGCACGCCGTACGTGATGCGGGGCCTCTCGATCGCAAGCGGCCGATCTACGAGATGGACGATGAGTCGAAAGAAGCGCTCACCGATTGGGGAGCTGAGAAGCTCGACTCTCTGATCTTCAGCGCCGTCACGGGATCCTTCACCCGGATCTTCTATCCGGATGGTGGAGCGTCGAACGTTTCGTCCAAGACCACCTCGGAGGCAACGGCGAAGGCGGCACTGGCCACCACGTGGAAGCTCACTCCGGATCTCATCTCCTACGCGCGCGCGTGGGCGGTGACCGGTGGTAATCGCACGCAGACGCCGATCCGGGAGATCAATTGGAAGGGCAAGATGTACTATGTCCTTCTGACCCACCCGGACGTCATCTACGACCTGAAGCGAAACTCAGAGTTCATTCAGGCCACGCGCGAAGCTCGCGATCGCGGCGACGACAATCCTCTCTTCACCGGCATGGTCGGTGTGTGGGACGGGGTCGTTATCCACGAGCACGAGAACGTCACACTCGGCACCGACGCCGGCAGCGGCGGAAACGTGCCGTGGGGCCGCTCGGTGCTGATGGGCGCGCAGACTGCGTGTCTTGCGTTCGGTCGGCGTGGTCGGATCGTCTCGGAGGAATTCGACTACGAGCGCGAGCACGGGCATTCCTGNNGCTCATCATGGGCGTCGAGAAGGCGAAGTTCAACTCACTCGATTACGGGTGCGTTGGAATCTTCACCGCTCGCACGAACGTGAGCGGCTAGTCCGGCAGTGCAGTGAACGAATGAACTGATAGCGGCTCCGGAAGTTTCGGGGCCGCAGTCATTTTTGGAGATAATGGATCATGGCAAACACGAACGCTTCTAACTACAACCGCCCGGCGAGGGCGGGACTCGACCTCACCGCGATCTGGGTATCGTTCGCGCTTACGGCGAATCCGACGGCTGCTGACACGCTCACCGGCCCGAAGATTCCGATCGGCGCAACGGTCATCGACGCGGTGCTCTCGTCGACCGACATGGATACGAACGGCACGCCGACGATGACGTGGCACTTAGGCGATAGCGGCGACGATGATCGCTACATCGTCTCGGGCGCGGTGAGCCAGGCGGCGACCGTGGCGCGGCTGTCCGCTCAGGCGGGGCATC